AAGATCTATTGCAGAAAAAGCTGATAACTCTATTGGAGAAATGGAATCAATTATTAGACAAATGGGTAAATCACCTGCAGAAGACAGATTTAAATCTGGCGGAAGCGTCATGGCTCGTGGTTGTAAGATGGGTAGAAAAAAAGCAACTAAACTTTACTAATGCCTAAAGAACCAAAAATTAAACAGCTAGATCCACTTGCTGAAAGATTAAGCAATGTAGGAATGGAAGGTGGAGCTCCTAAAAAAATATCTAAACCAAAAAAACGTAAAATACTTTCTAAAGAAGCTAGAGAAGCATTGAAAGAAACTACTAGACAAAATTTAAGATATAGTAGAGAAGTTTCTAAGGAAGGTAGAGAAGGAGTTTTTGGAACCCCTTTAATGAGTGGTTCTGCTGCAAAAGAATTGAAAACAGCAGCTAAAGAATCAACTTTAAAAAGCGAAATAAATTTTCCTTTAGTAAGTACTTTTCCAAAAAATGTAACTACAAAAGGAAAAGATGAAGCTAGAAAATATTTAAAAAAAAAGAAAAAACAATTTCAAAAAGATACTAAATTCTTTCAAAAAAGAGGCTTGAGCACTGGAGGATTAATTAAAGGTTTTCCAAAACTTGCAAAACGAGGATTTTAGTATATTAATTTGGGGGTAAAATGAGTTCAGAAATATTTGATGAAGTTGATGAAACTTTAAAAGTCGAAGACGAAACTGTAGAGCCTAAGTCAAAAGAATTTAGAATCGAAGGTGAAGAAGTAGACGAAGAAGTTGAAGTCGAAGATGATAATTTTTATGCAAACCTTGCAGAAGAATTAGATGACAATATCCTAAATAAAATATCCTCACAGTTAAGAGGCGAATTTGAGAGAGATAAGTCTTCAAGAAAAGAATGGGAAGATGGTTATACATCTGGTCTAGATCTTTTAGGTTTTAAATACACGCAACCTTCTAAACCGTTTAGAGGAGCGTCAGGCGTGACTCATCCACTTTTATCCGAGGCCATTACACAATTCCAAGCACAAGCTTATAAAGAATTATTACCATCCTCTGGCCCTGTTAAAACAGCAATCGTTGGTGTCCAAAATGAAGAGACCGAGGATCAAGCTTCACGGGTCAAGGAATTTATGAATTATCAGATTACTGAGAAGATGGAAGAATACACTCCAGAGATGGATCAATTGTTATTCTATTTACCATTAGCAGGATCTGCATTTAAAAAAGTTTATTACGATGAATTGATGGATAGACCTGTTGCTAAATTTATTCCAGCAGAGGATATTATTGTTCCGTACTTTGCATCTAGTTTATTAGATTGTGAAAGAATTACTCATGTTCTTAGAATGTCAGAAAATGATTTGTTTAAGAAAATGGAATCGGGTTTTTATAGAGATGTAGATATCAAACCATCAACGAATGCACAAACTTCAATTCAAAAGAAGTATGATGAATTAGAAGGAAAGTCTCCAACACAAGATGCATACAACTATCAAATATTAGAAATGCATGTGGATTTAAATTTAGAAAAGTTTGAAAAGAACGATAACGAAAAACGGGTCAAGGTTCCTTACATCGTAACCATTGATGAAGGCTCAGGACAAATTTTAAGCATATACAGAAATTACGATCAAGGTGACAAACTCTTTAAGAGAAAAGAGTATTTTGTGCATTACAAGTTTTTACCAGGTCTAGGCTTTTACGGATTTGGTTTAGTACACATGATTGGTGGTCTAACAAGAACAGCGACACAAGCTTTAAGACAATTATTAGATGCAGGTACTTTAGCAAACTTACCTGCTGGATTTAAATCAAGAGGAATAAGAATCAGAGATGATGATCAACCATTCCAACCTGGTGAGTTTAGAGATGTCGATGCACCTGGTGGAAACATTAGAGATCAGTTTCAGATTTTACCATTTAAAGAACCCTCTCAGACATTATACAGTTTATTAGGTTTTGTTGTGAACGCAGGTCAACGTTTTGCAAATATTGCTGATATGGCAGTAGGTGAAGACGCACAAAATAGAGCTGTGGGAACAACCCTTGCTCTCTTAGAAAGAGGTTCACGTGTGATGAGTGCAATTCACAAAAGATGTTACTACTCTATGAGACAAGAGTTCAGAATGCTCCATAAAATTTTTGCTACGTACTTACCCCCTATCTATCCGTATCAAGTTTATGGAGCAGACCAAATGGTTAAATCAATGGACTTTGATGGTAGAGTTGATGTACTTCCAATTGCAGATCCAAATACTTTCTCTGTTGCACAAAGAGTGACGTTAGCAAATGAACAATTAAAGATTGCAATGTCTAATCCTCAAATGCATGACATTAGAGAAGCGTACAGAAGAGTCTATGAAGCGTTAGGTACACAAGCGATTGATAGTTTATTAAAACCAATTGAACAACCTATTCCAAAAGACCCTGCAATCGAGAACACGGATGCAATGAATTTAAAACAATTAAAACCTTTTGCTACACAAGATCATGAAGCTCACATTGAAGCTCATATGGCGTTTATGAAATCAAGAATGGTACAAGTAAATCCACAAGTGTATGCAACATTACAAGCTCATATCTCAGAACATATTTCTTTAAAAGCAAATCAAGAAGTTGTTGAGGCTATGGCTCAAGATCCACAGCTAGTTCAAATGTCAGAACAGAATCCAGAGATGTGGACAGTTCAATTTAATGCGATGGTTGCAAAAAGAGTTGTTGAATTAACTACAACTCTTGTTCAAGCAGAAGCAGGTGGTGGTCAACAAGATCCTTTAGTTGCATTAAAGAACAGAGAATTAGATTTAAAAGCTATGGATATGCAACGTAAGTCTCAAGAGTTTGAAACTGAAGAACAAAGAAAACAAAATGAAATAATGATTGATACTTCTATTGAGCAAGCAAAAATTGATCAAGCAAGAATGGGTCAACAAGAAAGAATTAGAGTTGCTGAAGAGAAGTTAGATATTGCAAGAATGAAAGAAATGCAAAGGAGGAACTAATGTGGAACTGGATTAAAAAATTATTTTCACGTGAAACACAAAAACCTTTAGTGTTAACAGAAGAAGTTAAAATAGATTTGTCAAAAACTACAAAAGGCGATAGAAAAAAACTTTACGCACAAGGTAAAATTACAGCAGATCAGTTACACGGAGGTAAATAATGCCACTAACTAAAAAAGGAAAAAAGATTAAAGCAGCGATGACCAAAGAATATGGTGCAAAGAAAGCTGAAAAAGTATTTTACGCTTCTAAAAACAAAGGAGTGATCAAAGGTGTCGAGAAAAAATCAAAGAAAAGGTCTTAGTGGTGGAAAAAAATATGGGCCACCTCCTAAAAAAGGGCCGAATCCTCAAGGAATCAAAATTAAACCTAGAAAAAAACCTAACAGCGTACGATAGATTACCAAGAGAACAGAAAATTTTAGTTCTCGCTGGTGTTTTTGACGGTGAAGGAAGCTTTGGTGTTTGGTCTAGAGGCAAAGGTAGAGCAAAACACCTTCAAGTTAAGGTTGATACTACCGATGCAGACATGGTTGCACGATTTCATGAGATGTGGGGAGGTATATTTTTCTCTCATACACCAAAAGAAAAGCATTATAAACATTTATTTCGTTGGAAGATCACTGGGGACAAGGCTTGGCAATGTTTAAAAGAGATGATACCCTATATGTGTCAACGAAGAAGAGAAAAATATTATGGCTTGGTTAAACCTATTGGGTATGGCAGTGAAGACTGGGGCACATATCTACAAAAACAAACAAGAATCAAAGAGGTTAATGAGTGATGCTCAAAAATTGCATGCTGAAAAGATGGCAAGCGGTCAAATTGAGTACCAAGGCAAATTATTAGAGGCAAGACAATCGGACTGGAAAGACGAATTCATTTTATTATTGCTCTCGGCTCCCATTGTAATGCTTTCATGGGCAGTTTTTTCTGATGATCCAACTGCGATGGAGAAGATGCAGCTTTTCTTCGAATATTTTTCAAAATTACCGTTTTGGTACCAAACAATTTTTGTTGGTGTCATCGCATCTGTTTATGGATTAAAGGCTACGGACTTAATTAAACGAAAATAACTTGCAATTCCCATAATTTCTTCTATAAAGCAAGAAATATGACATCATTAGATATAGAAACAATTCGAGAAATCAAAAGATTAATCGAAAAGAAAATAAATCAAATTAGCGAACAAGTAATTTACGGTAGTATAGACAATTATGAGAAATTACAGTATTCTAGAGGACAAATTAGTTCGCTTAACCAGCTAAAGGAGGATTTGGGCGAACTGCTCAGAGATGACAATGACAAAGAC